AGGCCGGATCCTCCCCTGGCCCAAGGACCCCTCCTGCGGCTCCTGGACCGTCCCCTGCGGGCCAGAGGCCCACTCCACCCGTTCCAGGGGCAACACCAAAGCCTTAACCGGCCCAAACCGAAGAAGGAAATGTAAATCATGGCTGCCAAGAAGTCCGGAAAGACGCAAATCACCAACACCAGCGAGCAGGCCTATGCCCTCCCCGATGGGACCCACATCGGGGTTGGCGAATCGGTCGTCGTGACCAATGAGGTCTGGGAGGCCGCGGAGGAGAACGAGACCGTTCAGGCCTGGATCGAGTCCGGAGCCCTTGAAGTAGAGGCCGCCGATACGTCGGCAGAGGACGCCGCCGCCGCTGAGGAAGAGGAGAGAAAGCGGAAGGAGAAGGAAAAGGCCGACAAGGAAAAGGGAGCCCAGGCGGCTGCCGCCAAGGCGAAAACCTCCGACAGGTAAGATCCGACGAAGCAGGAAGGAAAATGAAATGGCTGCCAGCGCCGAGGAATACAACAAGAAGTATCACGAGGAAATGCAGCGTCACGGCACCACCCGCGATGAGGCCGTGAGGCGAACCAACATTGCCCTCGGCTATGGCAACAGCACCGCCCTGCAGCACGAGGTCACTGACGAGCCTCCGGCCCCAGAGCCGGAACCGAAAGACTAATCGACGATGGCCTGGACGCCCCCGACTCTGGCAGAGTTCAACCTGAGATTTCCAGAACTCTCGGCGTACGACCAGGTCCTTGCCCAGTATCTTCTCGACGACTCGAACACGAGGGTCGCCGAGGGCAACTGGGCCGATCACGACAAGACCCCTGCCTCGCTCAACCTCACTGCTCATCGACTGGTCATGAGCCCCGGGGCAGTCCCAGGGTTCGATCCAGAGACCGGGGGAGGATCCGGAGGGATCACCCCCGAGTCTGGGGCCGTCAAGAGCCGGACCGTCGGCGACGTCAGGGTAGAGTACGAGACCAAGAGTGACTACATCAAGGGCTCCTCCGGGGGAGGCGTCTCCGGAGGAGCCGGACCCCTGGGAGAGTTCTATCTGACCGTCTACGGCCGACACTACCTCTACATCATGAAGCTCAACTTCCCTGCCGTGGCGGTGGTCTATCGATGACGATCAGGGTGATCCGCAAGACCAGGATGAAGCCAAAGGTCCCGGCGGCTCCCCTTCAGGTCGTCGTTGGCTTCCCTCGAGGGAGGACCACCGACTTCGTGATTAGCAAGGCGATCTGGAACGAGTTCGGCACGAGACGGATCCCCGAGCGCCCGTTCTTTCGGAGGGCGATGAGGAACGGCCGGAGAAAGTATGCCGCCCTGATGGCCGCCAGGGCCAAGCAGATCGTTGAGCAAAAGGAGACCACGGAAAGGGCTCTTCGCCAGCTGGGCACCATGGCCGTGGGAGACATCCAGCACGAGATCACCGTCCTGAGGCATCCTCCGAATGCTCCGGCGACGATCAGGGCCAAGGGTTCCTCCAAGCCGTTGATCGATACCGGGGAGATGAGACAGAGCGTGACCTATCAGATCAGGGGAGGCAGACCATGACCGACCCCGCCAAGGACGTCTCTGCGGCAATCTCCCTCGAGGACACTCAGGTCGCCCTGAGGACCCGGACCGGAGGATACTACGAGCCGGGAGGCAAGTGGGTGCTGGGAGTAATTCAGGACACCCCGTTTCGGGCGGCGGTTCAGCCGACCAACTCCAGGAGCCTTCAGGACCTCCCCGAGGGGGTCAGGGACGAGGCTCGGTACTTGCTCTGGGCGGCTCACTTCACTCTTCGGATAGACGACTACGTGGTCTATGATACTGACGTCTTTCGAGTGATACACGTCTGGGACAGGATCAGGGATGGCGGCTTCATGAGAGCCGCCCTGGGACAGGTCAAGGAAGGACCATGACGGACGACGATGTATGGACGAACTTCAACACCTGGATCGCCAGGATCACGGGGTTGACGTCTATTCGGGTCTGGCAGGGAGGCCCCCAGCCGGATCGTCCGTACATGGTCACCAATCTCACCGGCTCGAGGCAGGTTCGGGACTGGCACCAGGACCTTCTCGGGGAGGAGGATGTCGACTCCGGACAAATCATGGCCACCCCGATCATCGAGATGGAATGGAACTTCTCCGTCAACTGCTACGGAGAGACGCCGATGAATGTGCTTCGACCAATCTATGCCGCGAGCAAGATGACCCAGGTCGAGGAGCCCAACTTTCCGGCCCTCGTCATCCATCAGTGCTCTGCCATACGAAACCTCTCTGAGTGGCATGACCACGACTGGGAGCCGAGAGCCCAGATGGACGTAGACCTTCGGGGCCTGACCGCGGACGGTCACCTCATCGATACTATCGAGACGAGTGAGGGGATCACCTTCGTTCGAATTTGACGAAAGAGAGGAAATAAATCATGGCACGTCTGCCCTATTCGCGAGTGGTCAATGTCACGCTCACCCGAGCCGATGCTTATCCGAGCCGTCGCGGGTTTGGCGTGCCGCTGCTCATCACAGGCGACACGGTTCCCGGGGAGCTCGATGTCGACAACAGAACCAAGGTCTATGGATCGATGGAGGAGGTGTCCGTCGACTGGGATGGAACCGACGACGTCTACCTGGCCCTGGAGGAGGCCTTCGGGCAGAACCCGAGGCCCATGCAGATCAAGGTCGGATACGTCGCCATTGCCGATCCCCTCACCGCCACGGAGGCCAACATCAAGGACGAGATGGACGCCATCTACGAGGCCGACGGCGAGTGGTACTGGGTGACCATCCCCGCGGCGTTCAGGGACAAGCCGTGGCTCGATGGCCTGGTCGAGTGGGTCCAGGCCAAGAACAAGCTGGCCATCCTCGACAGCAATGACATCCAGATGGAGGATCCGGACGACATCCTCTCCATCGCGGGGAGGAACAAGGGCCAGTTCGATCGGACTGCCATCTTTTACCACGATGACGACGAGCAGTACCCAGGCCTGAGCCTCGCCGCCCTGTGTGGGACCTTTAACTTCGATCAGGCAAACTCTGCCTACACGGCGAAGTTCAAGAAGCTCAGAGGGGTCCCCGTGGTCAATAAGGGCTCCGCCGTGGTCCAGGCGGTCACCGGCTTCACGCCCGCCCTGGGTCAGGCCCTCGAGACTGGGGCCATGGCCAATACCTTCATCGACATCGGAGGCCAATTCTTCGTTGCCGAGGGATCGACCCTGATCCCGAACGTGTTCATCGACGAAATCCATGCCACGGACTGGATCATTGCCAGGACCGAGGAGGAGACTTTGGGCATCCTGCTCAACAACAACCGGATCCCCTACACCGACGTCGGCATGCAGCAGCTGGCGAGCGGGCCCAGGACCGTCATGCAGATGGCGATCAGGGCCGGGCTCATCGCCGATGACCTCGATCCGGAGACAGGCGATTATCTCCCCGCCATCACCTACCGGATCCCTCCGGTGCTCTCCGTGCCGGCCTCCCAGAGGAAGGCCCGCATCGCGCCAGAAATCCAGGTCGAGTTCCGGTACGCCGGGGCGATCCACTACACGACCATCAACTACCGCATGACGTTCTGAGGAAGGACGGCTAACTGATAGAAGGAGGTTCATCACATGCCCAGTTCCGGAGCAAAGTCGTCTGCCTACAGCATGAAAAACGTCTCGATCACGATCGATGGCCAGTTGGTCAACGGTCTGTGGGATGGAGACGATGCCGTGCAGATCGCTCCCCTCATCGACGTGGGAACCATGATGGTCGGGGCCGATGGCTCCTCCATCTTCTCTGCTCATGCCAACGAGGGAGCAACGATCACCGTTCGTCTCCAGCACACCTCTCCAGCTCACCGGCTGCTTTCCCAGAAGCTCTCTCGGCAGAGGAATGTCGGCTGCGTGCAGCTCGGCTTCCCCGTCCAGATCATCGACGTCTGTTCGAACGAGGGAGGCTCCGCCGATCAGGCGTTTATCCAGACCGCCCCGAGCGATCAGAAGGGCGTCAACGCGGCGGCCAGGGAGTGGGTCCTCGTTACCGGACAGTGGATACCCGAAATCCCGTTCCCATGATCGTCGCCAACGGCTCGAGGAGGGACGGCCCATCTCCCCTCGAGCCCTGACGGAAGGAAGGAGCAGCCATGGCTGACGAAAAGAGTGCGTACAGAGTATCGGAAAAGAAGATCAATGGAAGGACCTTCAGAGTTGAGCCTATGCTGGCGACCAGAGCGATGATGGTCCAGGCCAGGCTCTTCAGGTTGGCCGGACCGGCGATCGAGAGGCTTCCCGAAATCCTCAGGGGAGTTGGACCCAACAGGAGCGATCAGGAGAGGGAGCTGGCCAATGCCCATGCGGTTCAGGCATTCGCTGACATCTTCTCCAAGACCGATCCCGAGGAACTCGCCGGGATGATCAAGGAGCTCGCCGAGCTGGCCGAGGTCAAGAGGCCTTCCGGGGATTATGACAGGGTTGACTTCGATGGTGACTTTACCGGCTATGGCGGAGACATCATCCCAGTCGTGGTTTGGGTAGCCCAGGAGCAGTTCGGCGATTTTTTCTCCGGGCTCCTGGCCGCTGGGAGCCAAAGGACAAGCGGTCGGGCCTGACGATCAGAGAGATGAGAATGATCGCCCCGAACCTGGACCTCTTTTTGTGGAGGCCGGTCGTGGCGGATCCTCCCATCTACACGCAGAGGGACCTTTATGAGTGGGTGACGCTGAAGGACGTCTTTGATGCCCACGAGGCCCTCGATCTGATAGCGGCCAGGAATGAGAAGGCCAACGAGGAGTCGACGAAGTGATCATAGACGAACTAGTCGCCATACTCGGATACAAGGTCGACCCGAACTCTCAGGCCGAGATTCGTAAGTACGAGCAGAACCTAAAGGGCCTCGAGAAGACGGCGTACAATGTCGGGCGAGCCATCGGCAGGATGGCCATGGTTACCGGGGCGGCCGCCAGCGCCGGCTTCGCTTTCCTGGGCAAGGCCATCCTGGATACAGCCGGTAAGTTCGAGCAATTCCAAGTCACCCTCGAGACGATCGAGGGCTCCTCCGCCAAGGCCAAGAAGAGCATGGACTGGATCAGCCAGTTCGCTCGGACGACGCCGTACGAGGTGGAGGGGATCACCCAGGCCTTCGTCAAGCTCAAGGCCTACGGCATCGACCCGATGGACGGGACGCTCAAGACCCTTGGCGACACCGCCTCGGCCATGGGCAAGGACCTCAACTCCGCCGTCGAGGCATTCGCTGACGCGGCCACTGGGGAGTTCGAGCGGCTCAAGGAGTATGGCATCAAGTCCAAGACTGCCGGCGATGAGGTGACCTTCTCCTGGATCGAGAACGGCAAGGAGCTGAGCAAGACCGTCAAGAAGAGCGGAACTGAAATCACCAAGTTCCTGGGGGAGACTTTCGAGAGGCGCTTCGGCGGCGCCATGGAGAAGCAGTCGAAGACCTTCAAGGGCATGATGTCGAACCTCGGCGATGCCTGGACTGGCTTCCTCCGGCGGATATCCGAGACTGGCTTCTTCGAGCAGGCCAAGAAGCGCCTCAGCTCCCTCCTCGAGACGATCGACAAGTGGGACAAGGACGGGACCCTTCAGAAGGCGGCGGAGTTCATCGGCAGCATCTTCATGAAGGCCGCCGATGTCATTGGGGTAGTGGCCGAGAGGATAGCCACCCACGTCGCCTTCATCAACAAGCACTGGGAGACTTTCGGGCCGATCCTCAAGGGCCTGGCTATCGCTCTTGGAGCCCTGGTCATAGCGGCCAACCCGATCGCCGCCCTGTTCATCGCCGCCGGGCTGGCGCTCGACGACTTCTTCACGTACATGGAGGGAGGCGACTCGGTCATAGGGTCCTTCCTGGATCAGTTCCCGTGGATCGAGAAGGCGATCAAGGGCTTCATCGACCTGATGAAGAATGCCTGGAGGACGTTCGAGGAGTGGTGGAATAACATCATTAGGCTCCGGAACGAGTTCGTCGACACGATGCAGGCCAAGATCAACGACATGGTCGCGGCGTTTAGGTCGGCATTCGACACAATCTCCAGGTTCTGGACCGGCCTGAGGGCCAGGGGCGAGATGGCCATCCAGGCTATCATCGACAAGTGGAACGAGTTCCTCACCGGCATCGCCAACATGAGCGAGGCGGTCTACAAGGCCCTAGTCGACTTCGGGAGGAAGATGGGCGCGGCTATCCTCGAGGGGATCAAGGCGATGAAGGACGACTTCATCAACTGGTTCAAGTCCATTCTCCCGGGCTGGGCAGGGGGAGCCTCCCCTGCCTCCTACTCCACGGGAGGGGGAGGAGGCTATGGCGGCATGGTGACCAATGCCTCATACTCTACCGGGGGATCCGGTGGCGGCGCCAGGGGAGGCTCTGGCGGGGCAGGAAACGACAACTATGGGACCGGTGGAGGGACTGGCGGCACTGGGGGAGGAGGAAGCGCCGGCAGGATCAAGCTTGGCAGCGCTCGAGCCACCGAGCTGTCCCAGGCGATCAAGGCCTCTGCGGCCAGGCTCCAGATGAGCCCAGAGGACCTGGCCACCTTCATGAGCTTCGAGACCGGAGGGACGTTCGATCCGTGGCAGAAGGGCCCGAGGACCAAGTGGGGCCAGCACCGAGGGCTCATCCAGTGGGGAGAGCCGCAGGCCAGGAAGTACGGCGTCGGGCCTAACACCAGCATCACCGACCAGGTCGTCGCGGCCGAGCAGTACCTCCTCGATCACGGCTTCATCCCGGGTAAGCACACGGGCCTCAATGCCTACGCCGCCGTCAATGCTGGGTCGGCCACGGCCACTGGGGCAAGGGACGCTGCCGCGGGAGGGACCTGGGGAACGGTCAGGGACAAGTGGGAGAAGCAGATGGGAGGCCACAGAGCCAAGGCCCGGAAGCTTCTCTCTGGCGGCTACTCTGGCACCGCCACGGCCAGGGCCACGGGGGAGCAGTTCGGACCTCCGATGAGCCTCATGGACAACTACGCCGGGAACTCTGGAAAGACGGGAGGAGCTGCGGCAGGGGCGACCATCAACAGCGATCGATCCAACACCAACTCCAACGTCTCCATCACCGCCCCGGTCAACGTTAACGTGACCAACCCAGACCAGGCGCCAGACGCCACCGCAAGGGCCGTCGGCAATGCCGTGACCAGGGGAGCAGGCCTTGCCTCCAAGCCGGCCAGAATGCAGGGGAGTGCGGCGGCGTGAGCATCATATTTTACAACTCTCGAATCGGACCGGTTCCACTCTCGGTCATCCTCAAGGAGGGGCACTCCTCCTCCCTCGGGATCACGGAGCTGCCGATCGAGACTGGGGCCAAGATCACCGACCACTCGTACGTCGAGCCGAAGAGGCTGGAGCTGGAGTTCGCAGATCGCTTCGCCGCCCTGACCTACATCGCCCTGGTCAAGTTTCAGGAGACTCGCATTCCTTTCCTCATCATAGCCGGGCTGAACATCTACAAGTCGATGCTCATAAAGGACCTTCGCGCCGAGCGAGACTCGATCACCTCATGCGTTCTTAAAGGATCGGCCCTGCTCCAGGAGGTGATCATGGTCTCGACGGCAAAGACCCAGGCGGAGGGAGGAGGAAGCAAGGCCGCCGGCAACGGGAAGTCCGACAGCCAGCCGACGAAGGACAGGACCGATGGGACAACGACTCGAGGGGATCAGCCGACCAAGCCGGAGCCCAACCGCTCGATCCTCAAGAGGTGGCTGACCCCAGAGCCAGCCCCGGGAACTGGCCCGAGCTTCGGAGGTCCAAGATGAGCCTCGTGTCGTTCAGGATCATAGACGCCCCTGACCAGCAGTTCTCCGCAACTCTGGGAGGGAAGAGGGTGACCATCAGGATCAGGTACAACCCGACGATGAACCGGTGGAACATGAACCTCGGCATCGACGAGAACATGGTCCTCCACGGCAGGAGGATAGTCGCCGGCGTGGACCTCCTCGAGCCGTTCGACTTTGGCATCGGGGTGCTCTTCGCGGGAACCGACAGGATCGGTGGAGAGGACATAGAGCCGGGGAGGCTTCAGCTCGTGGGAGGAGACGTAAAGCTGTACCACGCCCTTCAGTCAGACGTAGACGCTCTGGTGGAGGAGGCAACTTATGCCATTACAATATCTCCGTAAGGTCAAGCTCAAGTGCTCCGGGTCCGGAGGCACCATCCTGATCAACCACGACGATCAGTGGCAGCCTCATGACCTGAAGATAGAGTTCGATGTCAGCAAGAGCATTTCGTCGACCCAGAACGAGGCTGAGATCAAGCTGTTCAACCTCTCGGAGAGCTCGAGGAATGCCCTGGGCAAGGAGCTTGACGAGGTGGAGCTCGAGGCCGGTTATTGGCCTCCCCTCGGGAGCGACAACACAGGGGTCATCTTCAAGGGAAACATTCGAGACGTCATGCACACGAGGGATGGCCCGACGATCATTACGACCCTGACCTGTGGGGACGGCGACAAGGGAGTGAGGAACTCTACCGTCAGCAAGTCGTACAAGTCTGGGACTAAGGTCGAGACCGTCATGAACGACTTGCAGGGAGAGCTCGAGAAGGAAGGAGTGGGAAAGGGAGAATGGAAGCTGCCCGAAAAACTGCCGACCATGAAGAGGCCCTACGCGGTCGTTGGCTCCGTCAAGCGCGAGTTCGACATCCTCTCTCGAGGCTTCGGTTTTTACTGGTCGATTCAGAATGGCAACACAGAGGTCATGCCCGGAGACGGAACCGTGGGAGGGATCGTCCACATAACGCCTCAGTCCGGGATGATCAACGTGCCGACCATAACCGACAACGGGATCAAGGTGTCGGTCCTGCTCAACCCGGAGATCAAGCCGGGGATCAAGGTGAGGATCGAGAGCCAGGTCCTGGAGATGAATGCGGAGGGGGGAGAGTACAGGGTTGGTGAGTGTCGATACGCCGGAGACAACCGAGAGGGAAGCATGATCGTCTTCATCACTGCCGAGTCGATGAAGGAGGGGAAGGTCGACGAGGGCAAGAAGAACGAGACGGTCGAGAACACCGAGTCGCCGGAGATCAAGACGTTTCCTGGAAAAGAGAAAGATGACGTGGTGGCGTGATGCCAGGCAGGCTAGGAAAAACGACCAATCACCCGGACGATGTCTCTGGACAGCAGACGCTCGACGAGCGTCAGTCCATGTGGGGAGAGATACCAGGCAAGGTGGTGTCGTTCGATTCTGCCAAGCAGACGGCAACGATCCAGCCCCTCCACAAGCCTCGCCATAATGGCAAGGCCATCGACATGCCGGAGCTGTACGAGGTTCCGATCAGGTTCACCAGGGCCGGGGGAGGAGCAGTCACCTATCCGATCAAGGCCGGAGACTTCGTCACGCTTCGTCCCCAGATGAGGAGCAGCGAGAACTACCACTCCAAGGACGACGGGGAGGCCTCCGATGCCAGGTCCTTCCACATCTCCGACATGGAGGCTCACCTCGATGGGGGAGAGAGCCTGCAGAACCCGATCAAGAACTTCGACTCGGAGAACTCCCACATCAGGTTCGACGAGGATGGCAAGTTCGGCATAAAGGGTTCCTCCTCGGGCAAGGTGAAGATCGAGGGGAGCGAGGGCAATATCTACGCCCTCATAGCCGAGTTCATGGAGCTGGTCGCCTCTGACGAGCTTCAGATAAACTACGGATCGTCTGCCGGCACGGGGCACGCCCTCAAGAACAGGGCCGCCCTCATGTCGATTGCCGCCAAGATAAAGGGGATGGCTCTGTGAGCGTGGAACCTCCTCACTTCACCCTGTCGATGCGACCGAACGAGGATGGCATCTCGGACCTCTTCGTCAGGGACGATCACCAGATCGGCATCGCCCTTGGCCCGGAGGCCGTGGCTCATCATGTTCGCTGGAGGCTCATGACCTTTGAGGGAGAGTGGTTCCTCGATGTCGAGGCCGGGGTCAGGTGGCTAGAGGACATCATGGGGCATCGATTCAATCCCACCCTGGCAGAGGTCATGGTCAAAAATGAGGTCTTAGAAACTCCGGGGGTGACTGGTATAAATGCCCTGTCCATCGGCTATGACCGAGCCAGGAGGGACCTCATGATTCGAGGCATGGACGTGGCCACCGAATACGATGACCAGACTGTCTGGATCGCCAACGTGGGAATATCGACATGACGGACTACGGAGTCGTACCTACCGGGTTCAACAGGAAGGGCTTCAACGCCATCCTCCTGGACATCGAGAATGCCATGATCACAGAGTTCGGAGGTAATGTCATCCAGACGCCTCAGTCTCCCTTCGGGCAGGTCAACGGCTTGTTCGCCATGATGACCACGATCCTCTGGGAGTTCGCCGAGGACGTCTATCAGAGCTACGACGTCGACCAGGCAGAGGGAAGTCGCCTCAACATCCTGGCCAAGATCAGGCTCATGGATCGAATGACGGGAGAGAGCGATGCGGACTTCAGGAAGGCCATCACTAACCAGGGCCGAGCTCGGGTCGATGTCCAGGACCTGGCCAGAGCAGTCACGAACGTCGATGGGGTCACCTATTGCCACGTCTGGGTCAACGACACCTCGCTTCTCGATCAGGTCACCGGGCTTCCAGGAGGAACCCTCTGCGTTGCCGTTCTCGGAGGCTCAGATCAGGAGGTCGGAGAGGCTATTAGACGATTCGTTGCACCCGGGATATCGCTCTACGGCAATACCTACATCACGACAGTTACGGAGGGATACTGCCGAACTCTGGTTATCCTCAGGCCCTATCTGGTGCCCGTTCTGATGAATATCAACATTCGAGTCAGGAAGGATGTCTATGGCTGTCCTCCCCCGTCGATCATGTCGATGGAGGAGGCCCTGCTGGAGGCTCTGGCTCCTGGAGGCAGTCACCAGATGCTCAACGGGGATGACGTCACCCACTACCGGATCCGATCGGTGATCGAGGCTCTGTTTCCAAACGTCGAGGTCGTGTCGATAGAGACCATGAGGAAGGGAGGGCCTGGAGAACCCATGCTCGGCGATCTTCCGATCGCGTTCTCCGAGCTCGCCACGTTCGAGGCGGCCGACGTGGAGGTCATTGTGTGACATGGCCGACTGCCCGATCATAGAGGTTCTAGTCGAGGAGCACGTTCACCGGGTTCTGACCCAGTATCGGGAGAGCCCGAAGCTGCTCCACATGATCAGGACCTATCTTCGCCAGGCCGGCGAGGTGATCAGGGTCATCTGCGACCTGCCGGAGCAGTTTGATCTCGATTCGGCCGTCGGCGATCAGCTGACCCTGATCGGGGAGAGGATGGGCTGGCCTCGCTGTCACTGCACCTGCGTCACCCAGGCAGTCTTTGGTTTCGACTGCCAAGACGATCCGTACTACGAGCCGGAGCACAACGTCACCGGGTTCTGCGACGACTCCCAGACCTGGCTCGACTGCGGAATATTCTCGGTCGTTGACATCTGCATAGACGACGACGAATTGTATCGGAAGTTCCTCCAGGTCCGCCGCTACCAGATGATGTCGCTCTACTCCCTCGATGACCTGACTGCGGCCATTCAGATATTCTGGGGAGAGACCGCCTGGGTCATCGACGCCGGTCACGGGAGGGCAGTCATCTCTCCCGGGAGGGAGCTGACTGCCAACGAGAGAACCTTCCTCCAGCTCTATCCTCGAGTCTTGCCCATCCCCATGGGAGTTCAGGCAAGGTTCCACTTCTTCACCAATCCCATCTTCGGTTTCGGCGAGGGATGGGGAGGCTTCTGCGACGAGTTTAGAGAGGGAGATGCCCCGATCATCACGGAGGGCGACGATCCTTTGGTAACGGAGGACGGGGTGACGGAAATCATAACGGGAACGGTTCTCGGTGACGCCGACTGGATGTGCGAAATCAATGTCGGTCCATACGAGTGCACGAACATAAGGTGACCTGAGAGATGGCAAATTTTACTCCTCCATTCGCCAATACGGGCGAGAAGCGATTCCCGACGTCAACGGAGAAGAGCCTTGGTCACGCCTGCGGGCCGGCCGACAGGCAGCTGTTCAATCTCCTCCAGCATAGACTGGAGGCGGAGATCGGTCACGTCATAGAGTATGCCGGCCTAGTTCCAACCGACGATCGATACACCCAGCTGAGGGAAGCCATCGAGCAACTCATAGCCGCCGCCACCGGGTCAGGGGACACTACCGACTACCTGCTCATGAGCCAGGCCAGGAGCAGACTGCCGATCCACCCAGAGATAATGAACATCGACAATCGGATCATCTGCACCCAGCCGGCTGCCGGATCGGTCAGGATGCCCGGAGGAGTGGACTTCCTTCACCGAGGCATCTACCCGGTAACCACGGTCCAGACGGACTTCGCCACGGACCCGAGCACGACCTATCACCTCCGGTGGGACAAGACCAATGGGTTCAGGCTGAGGAGGCTGACCGACG